TGTAGTGAACGGTTCTTGCTCTACCCTGCCAGTATTTAACAGTATCGAACTCTGGACTGTCAGCGAGTAACTTCTTAACACCAGACACCTTGGCATCTTCGTCAAGTTGGTTCTGTAGCTTCAGTTGTCTCGTGGACTTCTCGTCCTTCTTAGTTGTTTGAAAACAACCCATGCTCAGCCGCACCGATGAAAATGTAGATTTCATGGTAGGTATCGATACACCCGCCTGCGTAGCTGTCTCCAGCTTGCTGTCAAATGTTTCACCGTTAGCGTCGTACAGATTGTCCTCGAAGGTGTGAGTTACACCTATCTCCTGCTGGATCTTCTCCAACTCTTCTTTCTCGTCCATTACTGGCTCCTCAGTTATAAGTTTTCCAAACTCAGTTATCATTTACGATTCTCCAACTTGCAGAGAACATGGATGACTGTGAACAACACAGTCCCGACAAAACACATCCAAAAGACTGTGGCTTGTCTATTGCTTACGGGTACGGTGATGTCCTCCACCACACCCAGCAATGCTATGTAGGTCATTAGTCCCAGTAGAACTGCGACTACTCCTGCTATCTTTTCAATACTCATACTTATTTCCCTATGTGTTGAATGTCAGACGCGGGTATCACTTGATATGCGCCCTTGTTGTAGGCGGGAGCCACGGTGTACGTTACACCTGACTTACCACCGTTCTCGTTTCGGCTGACGTTGATAGGCCGCGAACCAGCATCATGCGATGGGTACTTGGCCTTCTCTTCAGCGATACGAACCTGCGCAGGTGTAAGACACACCTGCATTTCACGAAACACGCGCTTGCGTGGAACCTTGCGTAACATCTTGTACCGTCTCAAACGAAACACCTCCAATGTCAAATTTTGAACTGTCGAAACGCCCTACTATTGTAACATATTTATCAGCTAATGTCAAACCGTGGTAAATTAGGTATGGAGGTAGTAAACAGTGGTAGGTAGTGTATTGTTCTGTAATGTTCTGTATTGTTCCGTAATGTTCTAACACGAGGGCGCGTAAGTCATTGATAAGAAAGGAATGTTCGAATGTTCGAAAAATGAGGGGATTTTGTGAGTGTGAGAGAGAATGTGAATCCGCGTTTGTAGGGAGAGAGAACTGCCAATAATTTCTATATATTTTTTAAAAAACGAACATTATATATATTTTATAAAAAAGTGTTAATAATATAATAATACTTAGGTGTAGATTACACTAGATACCATTAGATACTACAAAACAAATGTTCGTTTTGCCCCTTCAAAAAACGAACATTATGCGAACATTACGCGAACATTACCGATTTTTGCGAACATTAGTCAGGTGTAACCTTACACCTAAACCTTTTGCCGCAACGCTACTTCTTCAACTGGTATCGCAGACGCAGCTCTGATAGGCGATTCGCGCAGCGCAAATAATTCAACTGGCTTCAATTTATTGAAGACGAAAAAAAGGGAGAGCCTTTCGACTCTCCCTGTGGGTGGGTTAAGATTTCTTCTTAGCTTTCTTCTCTGGTGTTGCGAATACTCCAAATTCGATACACTCGACAAGTTGCCCTAGCAATTCTTCGCCCATCATTTGAGCTTCTGCATCTTCCAGATCGCCAATCCAGCCAGCCCATAGTTTCCTAGTGGCTTCTGCTTTGTCGCATCTGGTTAATGCTTTCTTAGCAGGCTTTTTGATTCCGGCATCTATATCCTCTTGGCTCTGAATACAATTCCGAGCATAGGTGACCGAATCCTTGGCCTTTCTCAGTAGATCTTGAACAGTAGTAGTGGCATTGGTGCCTAGAGCAATCTTAGCTCTATATTTGGCGAGATTACCTTCCAACCGTTCGACCTCGCTGTTGATAAATTCCTCGCGTTTTTTACCTGCGAGGTTTTCATCATTGGCATCTAGTTGAGCGCCAGCGATAGCGTGTCCGATATATGCTTCATCTAGCAAAGCATGGTATCGGGCGGTTGCCGCTTGGCCTTCGACCGATGTTGGCTCTACGCCTAAACCTTTTGCACCAATCATTAGCTTGGCGGTATAACCTTGGGCAATGCACATATCCTTGAATGATTGTGTTGCGCCTTCAGCTAAACCGCCAGCAATACCAACCTGTCGCATCTGGTCCAGTATGTCCGGACTAAACGTCATGTTGGAATTAGCGATAGCAAAGTCACGATCTGTAGTGGGTTTTACTGCTTCCACTATTGCAGTGTTTTCGTTAGTCATTTCGACACTCCGATTAACATTAATGATCTAACGCCAAGTGGCATTAGGTAACAGCGCTCGCCGTTACATGATCCAATTTACTAGTAAATGTTTAAAAAGCAACCGAATCCCCCGAAAACAGGTGTAATTTACACCTACCCCACCCCTATGGCCCACTACGCTGTCTGTCTGTACGTCGAGCTATGTATTAATAATTTCCACAAATAAATCGGTATTTCTCTGAGTTCGACCCCCACCCCCCTCATATATGGAAACACCCCCCTTTGGAGTCCCAGACTTATTTATAAAAAATTATTTTTTATGTATATTCCGCAGAACGACCAAAGGTCAGCGAAAACATGGCTATAGTGCTAAAACCAGAAGTGGGTATTCCTATGTCAGAAGGCGTGGATTCCTCTGACCTCAAAGAAAAGGCTGAAGCAGCCTGCAACACAGCACAAGAACTGGCAGAACACGGCCTAGATCTGGAGCCAACCAAGGAAGATAAGGACATAGCAGCAGCTTTATCTACGTCTTACGCAAAAGATCCGGTTAAAACATCCAAAAAAGCCACAAACAAGAACATTTCTAAGCTAACACCCGCCTCTTTGGTGCTAACAGACGCCATTTTGCAAGAATTTGGGCACTCAGTTGCCGAAAATGCGGCACAAATACGCTATTTGGTGACAAATAAACTGTTAATTGAGTCAGAAAACCAAGATCCACGCATCAGGATGAGAGCTTTGGAGCTTCTGGGCAAGATTTCAGACGTAGGATTGTTTGCCGAGAAGTCAGAGGTCACTGTCACTCACCAATCTACTGATGATTTAAGAGCAAAACTACGATCTAAGCTAGAGAAGCTGGTAGAGCCTGTCGAAATAGAAGATGCAGTGGTCATTGAGAACCAAACTCTTGATCTACAAGAGGCGTTGGGTGAAGTAGAAGACGAAGAGTACGATGACTGAGCTAGCGCTAGACTTCACAGAGGAAGAAGTCCAGCAGATGCTGGAGAACTTAGATAACTACAGCGCGGATGAGATCGCAGAGATCGATAAGATTGTAGATGAGCTTGCCGAGCGTCGGGCTAATCAGCTGGCTCATGATGATCTAATAGAGTTCTGCAAGAGAATGCAGTCAGATTTTATTGTGGGTAAGCACCACCGCTTACTGGCAGATATGCTCATGGCGATTGAGCAGGGTGATAAGGACAGGATATGTGTGAACATACCGCCGCGTCACGGTAAGTCTAATCTTGTATCTATTATGTACCCAGCGTGGTTCTTGGGGCGCAATCCCGGTAAGAAGGTGATGATGGTGTCGCACACCACCGATCTGGCGGTGGATTTCGGACGAAAAGTGCGGAACATGATTGCTTCAGAAGAATACTCTGCGATATTTCCTACTGTGAAGCTGGCGGTAGACTCTAAGTCGGCTGGTAGATGGAACACAAACACGGGGGGTGAGTACTACGCTTGTGGTATTGGATCGTCTATAGCAGGTCGGGGAGCAGACTTGTTGCTCGTTGATGACCCGCATTCAGAGCAGGATGTCATCAATGGTAACTTTGAGACATTCTCTAAGGCATACGATTGGTTCACATTCGGTGCTCGTACCCGTCTTATGCCCGGTGGTCGGGTGGCTATCATACAAACGCGCTGGCACATGGATGATCTTACAGGGCGTGTGACCAAAGATATGGTTCAGAACGAGCGGGCCGATCAGTATGAGGTGGTAGAGTTTCCCGCTATTCTGGATATTGATGACGAAGAAACAGGCGAAATGATCCAGAAACCTTTGTGGCCTGAGTTCTTTGATCTTGAAGCATTACTCAGAACCAAAGCATCCATGCCCACGTTTCAGTGGAACGCTCAGTACCAGCAGGAACCTACCGCAGAAGAAGCCGCGCTGGTCAAACGTGAGTGGTGGCAGATGTGGGAGCAGGGTAACCCGCCTCCTTGTGAATACATCATCATGTCTTTGGATGCAGCGGCAGAGACACACAATAGGGCTGACTTTACAGCGTTGACTACGTGGGGTGTGTTCCTCAATGAAGACAACGAAGCGTACAACATCATCTTGCTCAACAGCATCAAGAAGCGGATGGAGTTTCCTGAGCTAAAAGATTTAGCGATGGAAGAGTACGCCGAGTGGGAACCAGACGCGTTTATCGTGGAGAAGAAGAGTTCGGGTACGGCCTTGTATCAAGAGATGAGGCGCATGGGGCTACCCGTATCTGAGTACACCCCCCACAGAGGATCAGGTGATAAACTTGCACGGTTAAACTCAGTATCTGATATTGTAGCGTCCGGTTTGGTGTGGGTTCCTCCTACACGGTGGGCAGAAGAGGTAATAGAAGAAATTGCAGGTTTCCCGTTTATGAGCCATGATGACTTGGTTGACTCAACAGTTATGGCACTTATGCGTTTTCGGCAGGGTGGGTTTATACGGTTACCCACCGATGAGCCAGAAGAGACACGTTATTTTAAACAACGTAGGGGCGGGTATTACTAATGGCAGTAGAGAAAGGACTATATTCGGCCCCAGTAGGGATAGAAGAAGAATCTTTGGAGCAGGAAGCAAATCTTGAAATAGAGATTGTTAATCCTGAGATGGTCACTCTTGACGATGGCAGTGTTGAGGTAACCATCATCCCTGACGCTGACATTGGTGATGTTGTTCCTTTTGACGCCAACCTTGCTGAAGTTTTGGATGACTCGGTGTTGAACGAGTTATCAGATGAGTTAATAGGTTCCGTAGACTCTGATACGTCCAGTAGAAAAGATTGGGCTGACACGTTTGTAAAAGGGCTTGATGTTCTAGGGTTCAATTACGAAGAACGTAACGAACCGTGGGAAGGCGCGTGTGGTGTGTACTCCACAGTTCTAGCTGAAGCAGCCATACGTTTCCAAGCCGAAACAATGAGCGAGACTTTCCCTGCCGCTGGCCCTGTGAAGGTCAAAGTGCTTGGGGAAGAGACTAAAGATAAAGAAGCAGCGGCACAGCGTGTCAAAGCTGACATGAACTACGAGCTTACAGAGCGCATGGTCGAATACAGACCGGAGCATGAGCGTCTGCTCTACAGCCTTGGTTTGGCTGGTTCTGCGTTTAAGAAAGTTTACTACGACACAAACATTGGTCGGCAGGTGGCGATGTACATACCAGCCGAAGATGTCATTGTTCCTTATGGAGCGTCCAATGTAGAAAGCGCGGAGCGTGTGACTCACGTAATGCGTAAGACTAAGAATGAGCTTAGAAAGTTACAAGCATCAGGATTCTATAGAGAAGTGGATCTTGGTGACCCGCAGCCATACCACACAGATATAGAAGAGCGTAAGGCTGAAGAGGGCGGTTACTCTATGACCGACGATGATCGCTATGCGGTGTATGAGATACACGCAGACGTAGTGATTGACGGTATAGATGACTCTGAAGATGAAATAGCTAAACCTTATGTGATAACAATAGAACGTGGTACGGCTAAAATATTAGCGATAAGACGTAACTGGAATCCTGATGATCCGTTGATGTTGAAGCGTCAACACTTCGTACACTATGTGTACGTGCCCGGATTTGGCTTTTACGGACTAGGTTTGATTCACATAATAGGGGGGTACGCTAAGGCAGGTACTTCTCTTATACGGCAGTTAGTGGACGCTGGTACACTGTCTAATTTACCCGGTGGTTTGAAAACTCGTGGACTTCGTATCAAAGGAGATGATACACCCATTGAGCCGGGAGAGTTTAAAGACGTAGATGTACCGTCTGGCAGCATACGCGACAACATTATGGCTCTGCCCTACAAAGAGCCAAGCCAGACCCTGCTCGCTTTGCTCAATCAGATAACGCAGGAAGGCCGTAGGCTAGGCGCTATCAGTGACATGAACATTTCGGATATGTCAGCAAACGCCCCTGTGGGGACAACTCTGGCGCTCCTAGAGCGTACTTTGAAGCCGATGGCTGCGGTACAGGCCCGTGTTCATTACGCCATGAAACAAGAGTTTAAGATGCTCAAGACGATCATGGCTGAGTATGCGTCTCCTGAGTATTCTTATGAACCATTGCGAGGGTCTATAACCGCCAAGCAGATGGATTACATGATGGTGGATGTGATCCCTGTCAGCGATCCGAACAGTTCTACGATGGCCCAGCGTGTGGTTCAGTACCAAGCGGTACTACAGATGGCGCAGTCTGCACCTCAGATCTATGACTTGCCGCAGTTGCACAGACAGATGATCGAAGTGTTGGGTATCAAGAACGCCGATAAACTCGTCCCGACTAAGGATGATGCTAAACCTACTGATCCGGTTAGCGAGAACATGGACGCCCTTAATGGTAAACCTTTAAGAGCATTTATCTACCAAGATCACGAAGCACATATCGCTGCACACAGAGCGTTTATGCAAGATCCGATGGTAGCGCAGATGATCGGTCAGAACCCGCAAGGTCAGCGAATCATGGCAGCGTTACAGGCGCATTTGGCAGAGCACATGGCGTTCTTGTATCGCCAGCAGGTCGAAGAAAAGATGGGCGCGCCGTTACCTGCACCAAACTCAGAGCTGTCAGAAGAGGTAGAGATCAATCTAGCTCGTGTAGTGGCGCAAGCTGGACAGCAAGTATCGCAAGCCAACCAACAGAAGGCTGCGCAACAGAAGGCACAGCAGCAGGCACAAGATCCGCTGCTTCAGTTGAAGCAAGCAGAGTTGCAAGTCAGACAGCAAGAAGTGCAGCGTAAGGCACAGAAAGACCAAGCTGATATGCAGCTGCAGGCCGCAGAACTACAGAGAAAAACGCAGAAAGATCAAGCAGATACAATGATTGATGCGAAACAACTCGAACTTGAAGAAAGAGAACTTCAAATCGACGCACAGAAGGCTGGAGCAAAATTAGCGGCTGACCGAAGAAAGGACAGCACTAAATTAGACTTGGATCTTCTTAAAACAGTACAAAACACTAGGAAAGATACGTAGTGGCTAAAACTGTATTAGATGTTTTAAAAGAACGAATCGAAGCTGATAAGGCTTCTGCAACAAATTTCTTAGTGGGAGGGGCCGTAAAAGACTTCTCTCAGTATAAGGAAACGGCAGGGTTATTACGAGGTCTGGACACCTGCTTGGGCTATATCGAAGACCTTTCGCGCAATATGGAGTATGGAGATGATTGATACCGCGCAAGCGAGTGTGACGGAAGAAGAGTTTGAAGCGCAGCTACCCGTACCCGTTGGGTATAGAGTGTTAGTGGCGATGCCTCAAGTAGAGGAAGTGTTTGAAGGGACTGAACTACTCAAGTCAGTTACCACTAAAAATCACGAACAAGTCATGTCCATCATAGGTGTGGTTATAGACATGGGTAAGCAGGCTTACTCAGATGTAGACAGGTTCCCCACTGGCCCTTGGTGCAGTGTGGGGGATTATGTTATGTTTCGCGCCAATACTGGCACTAGGTTTACTATTGATGGTTCAGAGTATCGGCTGATGAATGATGATTCTATCGAAGCAGTTGTACCTGATCCTCGTG